CTCCTGGTTTGCACAGGGCTCCAGCTCGGCATCCGAAGATTTTAGCTGGCGCTGAGGAAGGGATGAGGATCAAGAAATGAAGAACAACACCGAACCACATGAATGTAAATAACCTCATATTTATGGCCGCTACCACACGCATGTGGATGTTGAGCAATGGGGTGTCCGTCCCCAAGCGGTTAAGAAAACAACAGTCCAGTTGCCTACAGCACCAAAGCTGAAAGGAGCGTACTGGCTACATCAACGGCACCAGCAACACTGGTCGCTACGCTAACTGCAATCTTCCAGGTAGCCATAACAGCTTCCATAAAACCCAGTTCCTCCACCCCAGCGGCGTCAACACAACGCACAGCGGGCACAGCAGAAGCTGTGTTGTCAGCAGCAGCCATCAACAAAGGTTGATTAGGAGCCGCCTTATGAGCATCAGGATTAGTGAGACCACTAATGAAAGTGGTAGCAGTCTTGAAGATGCTCCCCGGGTTGAATTGGACTTCATAATGATTACGAATCTCAATTTCAATGACAGGAGTTGAAGCAGCAGCTGGAGCGCCGCTAGAATTCAAAATACCATCAAGGAAGAAAATGAGATTGTAATGACCATAATTGTCTGGTGTATTGGCGACACCACTACGAACCGTCAAATCGGCCGAAGCATGGTCGTCAATGCACCAAGGCATACCAGTGGGCTTAAACAAAAGCGCTTCCTCGCCTGCCCTCTTGAAAATGCCAGCAATCTCATCTTCCTCAAGAGAGGACAATGGAAACTGACAATAACCAGGCAAATTTGAAAGCGTTTGGAGGTCGGAAGGCAGAGCAGTCTGCCAACCGTTGGTGATCTCGGAAACTGTAGCATCGACAGTAGAATTACCGGGTGGGACAAATGTGCCAGAGGTGAGATTCGAAAAGTTCACAAACACTGGCGCCACATGTATAGTTCCACTAACGGTAGAAAAATTCGACGTAGAGAACAGCTTGACACCGCCCGCCACGAGTCGGGCTGCATTGTAATTAGCTCGGAAGGCCTGCAAGTTACCGATGGTATTATCAATGTTGATAATACCAGTCCCGGGCCCAAAAGCATTAGTGACAGCATTGGTCGCCGTGAAGGCGTGTCCATTCGGCCAGAAAAATGTGTTGGGTTGTCCCTGGAGAATACCAGTGCTAGAGGTACCACAAACACCTTGAACCAAAATGTTCGAAGGGTCCGGTGTGACCATGAACAAAGCTTGACCCAAGTTTGGAACGACACTAACCATATTGAGATCAGTGAACGTCCCAGTTGGGGGAGCAGTGGTTATCGAATTGATGTACGTTTGAGTGGTCGTATCCGTTATCCCTTGAAAAACATCAGGATAACGGCAACCGCCAGCCTCCTCATCGAATGGGTCGATATACGACGCCACGACATGGGGAAGGCTAGTCGTAACACCACGAGAACCACGTTTCC